GGCAAGAAGCCTCGGACTCAAGAAAGTGCCGGTTCATATCGCAACCGGCCTCACGGAGGCTCAGGCCCGCGCCTATCGCATCGCTGACAACAGAGTAGCACAAGAGACCGACTGGCTGGAAGATGCGCTGAAGATCGAACTGGACGCGCTCGACGAGCTTGGCTTCGATCTCGACCTGACCGGCTTCGATGTTCCTGAACTCAACCGCCTGATGCAGGACGATGAAGAGCAGGAGCGCGCAGAGGAAACACCGGAGCCTCCGGTTAATCCCGTCAGCATCTTAGGCGATGTCTGGATACTCGGCAATCATCGCCTGCTCTGCGGAGATAGCACGGTCGCAACGGATGTTGATAAGGTGCTGGTCGGCGTTAAGCCGCATCTGATGGTGACAGATCCGCCTTATGGGGTGGAGTATGATCCGGATTGGAGAAATCATGCGTACCGTTCCGACGGCACGCCCCTCGGGGCGTCCGCCAAGGGAACGGTACGCAACGATGACAAGGCGGACTGGACGGAGGCGTGGCAACTATTTCCCGGTGATGTTGCGTACATATGGCATGCCGGTCGGCATGCCAGTGAGGTTCAGCGCTCCGTCGAGGCGGCAGGCTTTACGATCCGATGCCAAGTGATATGGGCCAAAAACAACATTGCTATCGGTCGGGGTGATTATCACTGGCAGCACGAGCCTTGCTGGTACGCCGTCCGTGAGAAAAAGAAAGGCCACTGGCAAGGCGACCGCTCACAATCCACTCTCTGGAAGATCGACAAGCCGCAGAAGTCCGAAACTGGCCACAGCACCCAGAAGCCCATAGAGTGCATGCGCCGCCCGATCTGCAACAACTCAAGCCCAGGTCAAGCCGTATACGAGCCCTTCTCCGGCTCCGGCACCACGATCATGGCTGGCGAGCTTACAGGCCGTCATATCCACGCAATAGAGCTGAACCCTCAATATGTCGACGTGACCGTCGAGCGCTGGCAGAACTTCACCGGCCAGCAGGCAATCCACGAGGAAACCGGCAAAACATTTGAAGAGATGAAGGATGCCCGCTTCGACCCGGACAAGAACTCGGCCGAGTGCTACAACGTTGCGATCGAAGCGCTCAGAGAAGAGCACGTCGCAAAGCAAGCCAGTGGAAAAAAACAAGGGCGGAAGGCCGCGAAAGTTGCAGCCTGACGAGAAAACATTGGATACGATTCGCAAGATTGCATCTCTTCACGCAACGAAAGAAGAAGCGGCTGCTTTCCTTGAAGTTTCAAAGCCGACACTCAACAAGTTTCTTTCCGATTATAAAAAGGCCGGAGATGCTTGGGAAATAGGAGAGGGTCAGGGCAAGCTGAATCTGCGCAGGATGCAGATGAAAGCTGCTGAAGGCGGAAGCGCAACTATGTTGATATGGCTCGGAAAGCAACTCCTCGGCCAGAAAGACATAACGCAGCGCGTTGAAGTCGGCAAGCCTGGCGAGTTCGCAGAACTGGAAGACATGAGCGATGCAGACCTTGCAGCTATCGCGCGAGGAAGCAGCAGCGGAGTTATTGCGCCGGAGAATGGCGCGCCGCGATCTTCTAAGCTTCACTAAGTACACGTTTCCCGGCTACAGGCCAGCCCCACATCACAAGCTCATTGCTGACACGCTCGACGAGGTAGCGGCGGGTACGAAAAAGCGTGTGATGATCTTCATGCCGCCTCGACACGGCAAGAGCGAGTTGTCGTCACGCCGGTTTCCAGCGTATTTTCTTGGGCGTAACCCCGAGAAAAGCATCATCTCCGCAAGTTATAACAACGATTTTGCGGCTGATTTTGGGCGTGAGGTTCGCGGGCTTGTTGCTTCGGCCAAATATCGCGCGTTGTTCAATGTCGGATTGTCCGCAGATTCGAAGGCTGCCAACCGCTGGCACACCGATAAGCGCGGAATGTACTTCGCAGTCGGCGTCGGTTCGGCCACCACGGGCCGCGGCGCGCATTTCCTCGGGATCGACGATCCGATCAAGAACCGCGAGGAAGCCGACAGCGAGACGATCCGCGAGAAGATATGGCGCTGGTATACATCGACCGCTTACACCCGTCTTGAGAGCGATATCAGCTTTGACGAGATCGCCGACGATGACTGGCTCTGGCGCGAGTTTCAAAGCGACATAGAAGCCGGCAAGGCTGAACCCTTCGAAGGCGCTGTCGTGCTGACGATGACACGCTGGCATGAGGATGATCTGGCCGGCCGCTTGCTGGCTCAGATGGACCAGGGCGGCGAACAGTGGGAAATCCTTGAACTTCCTGCCGTCCGATCAGACGAGTTCGGCAATGAAATCTCGCTGTGGCAGCAGAAATACCCGCTCAGCCGCCTTCAGAAGATCCGTGATGTCATTGGCACCCGTGACTGGTCGGCGCTGTACCAGCAATCTCCGGCTCCTGATGAAGGGCTGTATTTCAAGCGCGAGATGTTCAACTGGTATGACGAACTGCCAAAGCATCTCCGGTATTATGGCGCGTCTGACTACGCTGTGACGGCAGACGGCGGTGACTACACGGTCCACGGCATCGGCGGGCTGGATCCTGACGAGAACCTTTACATTGTGGAAGTGTGGCGCAACCAGACCGAATCCAACGTGTGGATCGATGTCTTTTGCGAGATGATCAAGCGCTTCAAGCCGCAGGATTGGGCCGAAGAGCAAGGCCAGATCCTCAAGTCGCTTGGCCCGTTCATCACTACTCGCATGCGCGAACTGAAAGCCTACTGCAAGCGGACGCAGTTTGTCAGCGTTGCCGATAAGCCCACACGAGCAAGGAGCTTTCAGGCTCGCGCCGCAATGGGCAAGGTCTACCTACCTCGCAATGCGCCGTGGTTGGCTGACTTTCTCAACGAATTGCTCAGTTTCCCGGCCGGCGCGCAAGACGATCAAGTCGATTTCGTGAGTTTGCTGGGCCGTCTGATTGACACGATGGTCAGCATCAAAACGAAATCAGGCACAAAAGACAAAACGGACAGATGGCGTCGCGCCTTCGACAAGGCCAGCGGCGGCGATGCCTCAGATTGGAAGACGACATAATGGAAACTCGTAGCGCAGCATGAACGCACTCGCAATCGCCCAGCCCCAAGGCATGATGCCCCAATCCTACGGCATGGAGCCAGAGCCAGAGCGCGAATACAAAACATGGGATCTGGCGAAAAAGGTCCGCGCGTTCGAGGATAGCGAAGAGGCGACAGACACCGTGCGTTAGCAGTCAGAGTGCTGCCGTGACTATTACGACGGTAAGCAGCTTACGGCGGTCGAACTTGCGATCCTGAAGCTACGCGGCCAGCCTGACATCATCATCAACCGTATTCAGAGCAAGGTCAATTACCTGCTCGGATACGAGGCGACGCTGCGAACCGATCCCAAGGGCCGTCCGCGCACGCCTGATGACGAGGAAGCAGCAGACGCCTGCTCTGATGCCCTGAACTATGTCCGTGACACCAGCGACCAGATGCAGGCGTTCTCTCAATGCTGGGAGAACATGCTGATCGAGGGTGCCGGCGGGTCCGAAGTCGTGCCGACGATAAAGCCAGGCGACGCCGATATCAAGGTGAAGAAGGTCCACTGGGACCGCGCCTTCTGGGACCCGCATTCCCGTGAGCATGATTTCTCCGACGCCCGCTATCTCGGCCAGGTCGTCTGGATGGACGAGGAAGACGCCATTGCGCAGTGGCCAACGCCGGAAGCGGCTGAAGCCATCGCCAAGACGATCTCCGATGAGGCGCGGTTCACCTATCAGGATCGCCCGCGCTGGCGGCAGTGGGCAACATCCGGCACGCATCGCAAGCGTGTTCGCATCGTCCAGATGTACTATAAATGCCGCTCGAAAGACGGCAAGGACGAATGCTGGCATTGGTGCATCTACACCAGCGGCGGCGAGATCGAGGCGGGAATCGTCCCCTATCGCGACGATGACGATGTGAGCCTGTGCCCACTCGTTCTGCAAAGCGCCTACATCGACCGCGAAAACAACCGCTATGGCTTCGTGCTTGCCTTGCTTGGGGTGCAGGACGAAATCAACAAGCGCCGCTCCAAGATGTTGCATCTGGCGACCGGCAAGCCGTTCACCTATGAAGAAGGCGCGCTTGATGATGTTGATCATGCTGAGCAGCAGCTCGCCAGGAACCGCGGCGTAAAGCTTAATCCCGGCTTCCAGTTCAACCTGCTTGACACCAGCATTGAAATCCAAGCTCATGGCGCACTGCAAAGCGAAGCCAAGCAGGAAATCGAGCTTATGGGGCCGAACGCGGCCATGCTCGGGCAAGACGGGGGCGCACCATCGGGCCGGGCGATCCTAGCCAACCAGAGCGGCGGCCAGATCGAGATCGCGCTGCTCGTCGATCGTCACAACCACTACAAGAAGCGTGTGCACCAGCTCATCTGGGCCATGATCAAGCTCTACTGGACCGAAGAGAAATGGGTCCGCGTCACGGATGACGAAGACAATGTGAAGTTCGTCGGCTTCAACCGGCCGGTGACGCTCGCTGAAGTCCTGCTTGAACAGGCGAAGAAAGAGGGCATCCCCGAAGATGAGGCGAAAGCCAAGCTCCGTGAGGCCGCGCAAGATCCCGCATTGGCTGCGCAGCTTCAGGAAGTCGTGAAGATGGAGCACGTGCCCTCCGACATGGGCATGGACATCATTCTCGACGAAATTCCCGACACTGCGAACCTTCAGCAGGAGCAGTTCAAGGAAATCGCCGATCTTGCCAAGGCTGGCGTGCCGTTCTCACCGAAGACGCTCATCAAGGCATCGTCGCTGCGCAACAAGAAAGAGCTGCTTGACGATATCGAAGCCGAGCAGGAAGACCCGGCCGCACAAGCTGCGCAACAGCTTCAGATGGAAGGCGCGATGGCCGAGCTTGAGAAGCTCAAGGCCGAGGTCGATGAAATCCGCGCCGATACCGCCAAGAAGCAAGCGGAGATCGATAAGACGCTGGCGGAAATCGGCAAGGTGAAGGCTGAATCCATCGAACGTCTCGCACGCGCCGACACATACGACTTGCAGATCGGGCAGATCACGGACCCGCAGATCACGGGAGCAGGTGCCGGCGCTCAGATCGACCGGCCAGCGGCAGCGCAGCCCAACGGCGCAACGCCATCACCGGAGAGAATGCCGACACCGCCGCAGCCCGATCCCATGATGGATTTGCCGGAGCAGGCTTACGAGTTTGCGCCGCCAGATCAAGGTCAGCCGATGCCGCAGCCGCCGGTGCAACCACAGTTTATCCCGCCCCAACAGGCGGGTTTTTAGTATCTGAGTTCAGCCGCCGCCGGGCTTAACGGGCGTCAATGCTTCATCGATGTACTGTTGAATGTAAAGATGCTGCCACAGCAGCGTCCATGCCAGCGTCTCAAGATCGTCTGGCTTGTATCTGTAGTTCATAAGGGCCGCCTCCTTCGAAGGGCGCAAAGAAATCCAATCAGTTCAGTGAAGTTTAAACCAGTCGCGCCGCCAGCGAAAGGGCGTTTCTGCATGTCTACACACCGTGCCGCCGACGATTAACGGGCGCAACCAAGGAAACTACGAGATGCAATCTTTAGAGGATCTACTTAACAGCAGCGGACCTGCACCACAAGCCAATCCAGCGTCACAGGCAGACGTAACAGCACAGCCTGCGCCACCGGAGCCTGAAGCCGAAGACCCGCCTCAGGAGGCCACAGACCCCGCTACGGGCGAACCGGAAGTTAACCCTTCCGAAGCTGCGCCGCCGGCAGCTCACGTTGACGGACCCCTCGACAAGAAAATCTCTGCTTTCCAACGCAAGGCAGAGGACGAAACGCGCAAGCGTCAGGAGTATGAGAAGCAGCTCCAAGAGGCCCGAACGGCGCTCGCGGAGCGAGACCGCTATATCGAGCAGGTGCGTCAATGGCAGGCCCAGCAGCAACAGCAGGGGCAAGAGCCGGAGATCGATCTCCTCGATCCTCAGCAGGCACAGCAGTATTTCGGAAACCTTCTGGCGCAAGAGCGTTCGAAAATCGCCGAAACGCTTCTGGAGCAGAAAGTCGTCGCAAGTCAGGAAGCCATGCGCCAATGGCGTGAGGACTATGACGAGCACGAGACAATTTTTGCTCAAGAGATGCAGCGCTTGGAATCGGCCGGAGATCACACGCTCCGCCGCCGACTGAACGCCCATCCATTCCCTGCAAAGTTCGCGTATGAGGAAGGCAAACGGCTGAAACTCCAGCAGGAGCTTTCAGACCCCGATGCCTACCGGGCAAAACTGCGTGAAGAGATCATGGCAGAACTCCAGTCTCAGCAGCAGCCCGCGGCAACTTCTCAACCCCAGACGCAAGCCAGACCCGTCCCTCAGCCCCCCAAATCGTTGGCGGGGGT